TTCTCTTTTTTCAAGTTCCTCAGGTGATAATCCTGCATCATCTTTTCTAAAAGTAGAAACAAATTCTCCTGTTGACAACAACTCTTCAAAATATTCTTTTAATTTTCCAGATTTAGCAGCGTTATCAAATTTAACCATTTCTGCTTTTTCTTCTGGAGTAGATGCTGGAGTGGAAACTAAAATGAATTTATCCCCAAATATGCGTTTATAATCATCAACTAAACTATAAACATTACCCCATGTTCCTAACACTCCAACTGCTGGGACTTTACGTTCACGTTTAAAGTTTCTTAAAAATGAAACAATAGGATGAGCATAAACCATTACCATTGCTGTGTCATATCCTGCTTCATCTAACATATCTAAAACTGGTTGCAGAGTAGATAAATTAGAGGCAGTTGTATCGTAAACTAAATTTTGCTTGTTTGCGATAGCATTAGGTAAGTCTTGTTTTCTTATTTGAGAAGAAGCAGCTGATAGATTTCCAAACATAGGTGAATTTTTATCTTCAACATATTTGTCAGCATTTAAGTCTACAAAATCTTTAAGTACAGGTTTTAGAGTGTTTAGTACTGTTGATTTACCAACGGATGCACCACCAGCCATTATGATAGCTTTCGGTTTAGTTTGGATTTCTTTTAATAAATCTGTTAGTTTTATCATCTTTATAAATATAATAAAGAGATCTGGCTAAGCCAAACCTCTTATCATAAATATTAGATATCTTCTCGTTTTGCAGATGTTCTGAATGATTCGAATATGGGTGCAGATTTAGGATTTTCTAGGTCAAACAACTTACGTACTGTTTTAAATATGTCTAAGTTTTCTTCAAAGGAACGTTCTGATTCATATATCTCCCATCCTTTACCTTGCATTTTTTCTTTATTTAGCTTACGTTTAGATGATTTTAACCATAACACAGCTGTACGATCTGCTATTTTATTATAACATTCTTTATAACATTGTTTGTAAACTGCAGTTTGTAAATCGTATGTTGTTTGTAGGTGGTTTGATGTTTTAAAGTCAATAATCCATAACTCACCATCAATTTCACAAACTAAATCACATGTACCCGCTACTTTTAATTCATCTGAGAATAAATGTACTTCTGTTTCAATTAATTTAGGTTTGTATGTCTCCCAAAATTCCACAAAGCGTAAAAACATAATCCACACTTCAGGATTATATTGTGGATTACCATGTTTGTTTAAAAATGTTAATTCTTCTCCATTCAAATATTTCTCAATCATTTCATGAACTTGAGTACCTTCTTCAGCTGCTTTTTTAACTATATATTCTGATGCGTAACCTACTTTCTTTAACCAATCTTCAAAATGTTTTCCTTTAGGATAAGTACCTAACACATATGTTACAGATGGATAATAATCACCATTTCGTCTGTAATATCTTGAATCTGGTAAAGTAATTTGTTTATGGTCTTTTGATATTTCTAAAATACGATCATATGATTGTTTAGTTTGGCTCATATTGTCATTAGTTTTTTCTCAAACAAATCCATAAATGTCAATGGTTGAGTAGTTTGTATTAGTTTAGTGAAGTTTTCAAATCCCATATCACTTGGGTCTTTATCTTCCATTTCAACAAGGTAAACTTCTTTACCTTCATTTAATAGTTCTTCACAAAATGATAAAGCTTGTTTTATAGCGTCTTTATCTAACGCAATATATATTTTTTGTACCTCAGATTTTACTAGTTTCTTTTTTAAACTTTTTTGTATTGTTTTCCCTAATAATGGAATAACATTACGTTTAATGGCTAAAGCATCAAATGGACCCTCACATAGTATGATGGGTAGCTTCCAATTTATAAAAAATTCAAATGGAATAATATCTCTGGATACGTCTGGATTTTTATATTTGACTGATGAGTTTTTGTCAAAGTTACGAGCTGTAAAGTAGTTTAAAGAACCATATTCATCATAAGAGGGAACAATAATACAGTTGGAGAACTTCCCGCTAACACAATAACCTATATTATACTTGATAACATCATCAAGAGTAATTTGTCTGCGTTTTAAATAGCTGATAGCGTGCTTATATTCAATGCTATTATCTGGTTTAGACAATGAGATAAATTCTCCAGGTAATTCTACTCTTTTTGTTACCTCTGTTATTTCTAATTTTCCTGAATTAAATTTTGATAATGCTCTAGCCTCGTTTATTTTTTCTTTAGGGGCTTCAATTAGTTTAAATAATTTAGGAATACTACTACCTCTTTTATCACAAACCCAACAGTGCCATTTATGTTCACCTTTATCACTTTCTACTAAATTAATTTCTAATTTTGGTTTGTGATGGTGACAAAAAGGACAATGGTAAGCGTAATTACCTTTAGAAGTTTTTTTACCTACTCCTAATACTGAGTTTATTGTTGATAATAAAGCTTGATTTACCATACTCTCAGTATATGAAATTATGACTGAGGGGCCAAATCTTTTTTGAAATATCTACCTTGTATATTATCTACATATGAGTTTACATGTGGTTCTAAACAGTCTAGTTTGAACTGATATTTTGCTTCTAGATATGATAAGTGTTTAGAATTAAAAGCAAATTCAAGAATTTCTTTATAGAAATGATGTTCGCCTAATGTTTTAACATCCTCTAGTAATGGTTTACAGCTACCCCAATATGTTTTCCAATCTGACTCGGTGTAAGTAACTTCTTTAAGTTTTTTACGGCCTGGTCCGGTTTGGGCGGCTACTGCTTTTTTACCTAGTTTTTTAGTTTTCTTATGTGATAAGAATTTCTTACCAATATAAAATTGGTTAGTATCTTTGTTTGTAATCTTATAAACAAATCCAAAACATCCTTCTGGGAAGTCTTCAATTTTATCTATAACTTTATTTTCATGTAACCAGTTATTCATATTATTTTATTTTACTTATATAGTTTTCCGGACTTAAATTTAAACCCAAAAGTTTCAGCATCGCCAGAATATGTCATACCCTTAATATCCTCAACTTCTACTTCATTACGTTTTGGATCTAAGGCTATGATTGTAACTTTACGACCATCATCATTAAAGCGGTAGCCTACTTTAATTTCGCTGTTAGAAGATACTTCCTTTAAAACAGTTTTAATTTCTTCACGTATAATTTGTTTTAATTCTGATTTTTTCATTTTATCTATCTAAATTTATTAATATTGACATATCAGTTGTTCTACTTGTAGGTAGAGGCTGAGATAATTTTGCTACTGCTAATAATTCTTGTGCTTCATTGTATAGACCTACTGTTGTAACATATGGAGAGAAGAATGAACCTGTTACAAAATCATACACCTGACCTCTTATATCTAAACTGCAGGTTGATACTAATGGGTTAACAAAGTTACTACTAGAAATTAAACTTGGGTTTTGAGAATAGTTAAATTCATTTTCTCTAACAGTACATTTATATTGTGTCTCATATATTGTTCTTGAACTTTGGAAACTTACATTTATGTCATCTGTTTCTGGCCAGAAATTAAGTAATCCTTGATTTGTGATAACAACTAGACCATGAGAATAAACAATTATACCTTCATAAGAATTATCAAGAGTATCATATATATTTCCGTTTCCATCATCTCTTAAAAATACATTTCCTAACTGGTTAGCTAAAACTATATAACTTACATCTGCTATTACAGTAGCAGTAGATGGATCAGCTGCACTAAATTGAGGTAATAAAACAAGATTTGAACCAGAATATGATAATTCTATGGCCTCTAAATATATAGTTGTTGAAGCAGTTGGATTTAAAGTTACACTACCTGAAGTAATAACAGTGTAACTTCCTCCTCCATTATCAATTGCTAATGATAAGGTAACATTACTAGCTGTTACCTCTGTTATATATCCTGAAGTAACATAACTGCCAGAAACGTAATATGAACTTATTTGAGGGGCAAAAGAAGCAGATATAGTAATATCATATGGTTCTACATACTCATCTACCGGTACAAAAAGAGTTCCACCATTAAACCAATTTAATTCATTTTCATTTACATTCCAATTAATAGGAATACTACCACTTCCATCTAATAATGGTTTATTATTAAAAGAGTTTTTATCCCAAACTGAATAATTTAATGAGGCATCAACAGAGCTAGCTGATGGTAAGTACCTAAAATCTAAAGCAAATGTAGATGGATTTATATAATCCCCATACAGTTGAGAAGGTATAGATAAAACAGCTACCTTATGATCAGATTCAGTAGGAAATAAATGTCTAGAACCACTTTGTAATGTTGTTTGAAGATAGTTATCAAATCGACTATAGATATTAGTAGTTAAATCACTTTCAACTATATTACCATTTAAATCTGTTACTATATAAGATCCGCTTACAGGATTAGATATATAGTTAGTATAATAAAGTTGCTTTACACTATTATAGATGTCTCTTTGAAAATAAGAAGATGAGAACCCACTTGAGGCAGTTGTACCTGTTGTAGGTTCTGTTGTTATCTCAAAAGATCCAGTAATATTTCTACCTAAAAGTCTTTCAATGAAAACATTATCTTTATTTAAAGATGCACTCCCTACAAAAGAAAAACTTTTGTTAACAACAAAGGGTGTGATTATGACATCTTGTGATGTTAATGATTTGAAAGCACTCATTCATTAAAAATCTAACTTAACACGGATTAATGCTTCTTTTGTAAAATCTTTTTTAAGTGGTTTTGATAATTTAGCAACACCTAATAGTTCATTGTTATCATTATATAAACCTACAGTAGTAATATATGTTTGTGGATTTTGTATAAACGCATCATATAAGATAGTACCTGTAGAACCTGAAATGAAACTTGGGTTTTCAGAATAATTAAATTCTCCATTTCTTGCTCTTACAAATACAAAATCTGATGTTACTGTTTCTTGACTATTTAAAGCAAATGAACTAACAGCTGTTGAGCCAGATATTAATCCTCTGGAAGAGGTTTGATATAGTTTAATAGGATTAGCATCATTAAAATTTGATGTTCTTTGAGTTCCTAAATTAATACCTCCACTAGCAAATGGTAAGTCTAAGGCTGCTGCATTTAAAATAATAGTTCCAATATCTGGTAAGAATAATCCATATGAACCAGAAATAGTCATACCTGCTGCAACTCCACCTCCAGTTTGAACACCTGTTGTAACAGCGGAACCATTACTACCAGTCACAATTTGGAATACTCTTCCACAATCTAAATAAGATACTACTGATGTATTATTACTATTATCTGTTAAAGTAATTTGTCTTGAACCTGAGTATAAAGTTAAATTTAAACTACCAGGAAAAAGAGATTGTTTAAATCTAGCTCTATCTATAGTAATCGCATAAAAATCTGATTGTGTAACAGCGTTAAAAGTAAATGGAGCATTTTCATCACCATAGATTAAGTTACGGAATTGTCCATAAATTGTTCTTGTTGGTGATAATCCATCTATACCTGCGTTGTATAATAATGAACCTGAACCGTTTTGGTTACCGTAAGCAATATTAAATTGAATTTCACTTAATGAAGCGCTAACTCCAGAAGGATTATATTGATAAACATTCAAATAATAGTTACCACTATTTCCATTTACTTGGACTGAAGAGGTATACATATTAGTTAATGTTGGAACATAACCACTCCAAGCAGGTGCTGTTATTGAGTCAGCACTTACTATAAAATCTTCAGTATCTAATCTTTTAAAAGCCATTTTTTATTATTTTAGCAATTTGTATTTCTATTAATTCTAACAGGCACTGTTACTCTAGCACCACTATCTCTACCTACTACAGTTAATGTAGTTGAGATTTGATCTACTCCAGTTGGGAATAAAACATTAACAGTAGTAGCTGTTAGGTTAACGGTAGTACCAATTACTGTCTTAGACACGTTTGTTCCAAGAGTAGTTGTAGTATTTAAAGCAGTAGCTTGAGTAGTATTAATACCTACACCATTGAAAGTGTTCATTAAACGAACATCTGAAATAGTGGCTGTATAACCTGAAGATTCAAATGTTTGAGTTCCACCTAAATAATTTAATGTTTGAGGTGTAATAGCAAGTGAAGCACCTTGATTTAAAGTAATACTTGTGTAACCTAAATCTAGGATTGGTAAACGTGAAGTACCTCTTGGTAGAGTTGTTAACAAATACTTCATTATCTGAGTTTCATCAGGAAACGCTTCTAATAAAGGCATACCATCAATTGCTTGACCATAATAAGCTGAACCTGAAGGGTGATTTGGATTATAGAGTGTATAATCAATTTCATCATCAGATAGAGCAAATTGTGTAATACGGAATGAACCGTCATTTTTAGCTAGTAATTCTCTACCTTTTCTTGTTAAGATAGCATCTACTGTTACTATTGAGTTGTTAAGAAATCCCATTTTCTTTTATTAATTTTATTATAAATATTACGATATTACTCCTCTTTGAGTAAGGTCTTGAATTATGTCACTATACTTATCTGTTAGTTCTTGAGATACATACTCAGGTTGAATTATACCTGTAAAACTAGAACCACTAACCGGTTTATCAACATTTAAAACTATATATGTTCCATCATTTACTATTCTATAAACAATAAAGTGATCTAATATAGAACTTGTAGCCACTGG